CTGCTCTCAACTATGTTGAGGGCAGCTGGATCCGGGAATCGTGCAACTTGAGGCCCGACGTCGACTGGGATTCGTCCCAGCTGGCCCCTGGAAGCCTCCCTCCGTTGCCTAACGCATGTCACCGCTGGTTCGCCAGTGTTGACATGTCGAAGGCGACGGACGGCCTCCACCATGACATCGTGGAAGTAGTCATCGACGCCTTGGCGACAGCTAAGTGCATCCGTCCTGCGGATGTGCCGCTCGCTAAGGCGTCGCTGGGGCTCGACCCTCTCCACCAGTGGGAGTACACTTCGCCCGAAGGGAAGTGCACCTCTTGGCTGTGGAGGAGAGGGAGTCCGATGGGCACTCCCCTCAGCTTTACTGTCTTGTCCTGGGTCTCGGCCTGGGCGTCCGCTGCGTTCCAGCGCGCGGTTGTCCGGGGAGACGATGCGGTAGGCGTCGCACACTCGGAGCGTGAGCTCCGTGCTCAGTTGCATGAGTACGGAGTGGCTCTCGAGTGCGTCGGCGCCGCCCTCAACGTCTCGAAGACCTTCGTCTCGCAGGGGTACTTTACTTTCTGCGAAGGCGTTGGAATTCCTGCGACCAAGAGCAAGACAGATAAGCGTACCCGGTTCTTCGCCGTTCCTGCCTGTCCTGCGCCGGGCGGCGCCAGACCTTTGGTTGCAACACCAATGGTCCAGCGTCGGCACAGCCGTAGACAGGAACGGGTCGCGCAAACGTTGTCGCCGTGGCTCAACCGTAGTGCCCTCTTCCACCTTCCGGTGGAATTGGGCGGTTACGGTTACACGGCCGGCGGACGTTTGCGCGCCGGTCAGAAGGTTAGACAAAGGCTCGCAGCCGCGGTTTCGCGCGGTTACGATCCGAGTCTCCTTCCGACCACGAAGGGTGGGTACAGAGGGGAGGGCCACTTCCCGAGACGTCTGGAGCAGTCTCGTGTCTTCTCTCGCGCCGGTCGTGCGGTCCGTGACAACTTTGTTGCCACGTACCCCGTCTACGCGAGTCGAAAGGAAGGCACAGTCTGTCTCCAAGGGCCTAAGCTCACGGCTCTGATGGAAGAACGTTGCAGAAATGCAATGGACTTCAACGAGTGTGAGACTCAGGTCCTTGACGCCTCGAGAAGGCCCGCGAGGACAAGACCACAACCCTTCAAAAAGTGCAAAGGCGGCTCTTGGGAACGTTGTCGTCCTCTTTCGAGGACGCACGGTCTCAAGTCGCTTTTGCACCTCGCTCACGTCCTGCGTGAGCGGCCCTTGTGGGTTGAGGAGACATTCATCACCAGCATTCCGGTTGGAACACCGATGGGTCGCAAGCTTCGGCGAGCGACCGTTA